GTTCGCACCCATCGCCTGGCTCAACTGGAGCGACGCACTCGCGGCCTCTTGCGCCGTCGCGCCGTATGCCTTGAGACCGTAGCTGACCGTCTCGGTGACCGTGGCGAGTTTGGCTTGCGACACCCCAGCCCCGTCCATTACGTTAACCAGCCGCGTGTAAAGCATGCTGGTGGCCGAGATGTCGGTTTGTGCGATAGTGGAGATGCGGCGGATGTCAGACAAGCCTTGCGCATAGGCGGCTTGGCTCTTGGTGGACAGTTGGAGTTGTGCGTCGAGTTTGGTGTAGGCGTCGGTGATGCGGCGCACCTGGTCAACGATGAGCGCGACGGGGATGCCGATGCCCAACGACTCCATTGCGCGCTTGGCCCCGGCGACCGAGCGTTCCACTTGCGACATGGAACTGCTCACGGTGCGCTCGGCCTGCTTCATGTCCCTCAACAAACGGGCCATGTCGGCCAAAATTTGTATCTCAAGTGTCCCGACGCGCACGTTAGCCCCCCACCTTCATCATTGCTTTGATGCGCATGGCCTTGGCGTACGGCGTGACTTCGACATACGGTGCGTCAACCCACGGGGCTTCAGCGTCCGGGTCGCGGGCGGCGTGCGATTCGCTCAAATATGCCTCCGATAGCCGCTTCACGAATCGTACCTCCCACGGTTGCAGTTCGACGCCGATCTGGCGCTGCCAACTCTCGATCTCTTGCCACGTCAGGGCGTTCTCGCCCTCGACAACGCCAAGTTCTATCAGATACGCGACGACGTACAATGCGTCACAGTCGGGCATCTCTAAATCTTCGCCATAGACTTCACGGCGGGTTTTGCTACGGCTCTTGCTGGTGTCGCCCTCTCGCTTATCTGGCGCAGCATTCAGCCACGCCAGATGCTTGACATAAATTACAAGCTCGTCGTAGAGGGCCTGATGAAATTTGCACGTTCAGCGGCAAACTTATCCGCGTCATCGGCGATGTGGCCCAACTCCAAATCAGCGTAAGTCTCGGCTATCTTCTTGCGCCCGCCAGCGTCGAAGTCTGCGCCGAAGTTGTTGAAACTCGCGGTGATCGCGGTGAGGAATTCGGCGCGTTCTTCCACGGCATCGTCCGCCGTCTGCTTGCCGTCCACCTTGCCTTGCATCTTGCTCATCATGCGGTCGTTGTTGCGCAGCGCACGAGCGTGAGACGCTTCGTTGTACTGCTTCGTGCCGGGGCTGTAGAGCGTAATGGTCAAAGGCTTGCCGTCGTCGCCGTACTGTTTTTCACCAGACGCGCTACGTACCGGCATTTCGCCGGTCTTGGAAATTGCCAAAGTGCGGATGTCAAAAGCCATTTCAAAACTCCTTCGCAAGTTAATTGAGGGTGCTACAAACTGCCCGTGCCAGCGACGTGCTCCTGCGAAGGAGACACGTGCCGGTCGGTGCTCAGGTTACGCTGCGGCAACTTCGATGATTGCCCCGCTGATAGCGAGGTCAACCATGCGAGATAGCGTATCGCCAGCCGCGCCGTCACGGTACGTGTTTTTGGACACGATAGCGGTGAAGTAGTGGATGGCGTTATCGGGGTACGTCACTTTGATCGCGTACAGCGCGGTGGAGGCCATCGCTGCGGTCAAGATGACTTGGCCGGCATCGGTGGGGTAGGATGCCATTTCCAAGCTCTTCGTACCGTTGTCAATCGGGCCCTTCAGCTTGACGATGATGCCCGTACCGACCGGCGTATGCGTGCCGACCGCCGCAGTCGAGCCGTGCTCGCCCATGTTGGCGATCTCTCCAACTGCGGTGTATGTGGTGGTGGTAGCGCCGAAACCTGCGGCGTCGTGGGTTGCGGGCAGGGTTGCGCTGATAGCCAGCGTGATGCCTGTTGCGGTAATTGCTCCGGTACGTGCGGCCATTTTGAAGTCCTTTCAGCGCCTCGCGGCGTTAGAAATTTAGGGAATCCCTGCGTCTCGCGACGTTAGGGCATGCGCGGCAAATTACACTACTTTGTTGCCCTTGTCCATAGCCTTTGCCTTGACTTGCGGAAAAGTTTTTACATCGACCAACTCACCACGTCGCGGTGCGCGCGTGCCGGGTCTTTGGATGGGGGAGTCGATCTGTTCAACCTCGATGCCTTTGGCTCGCGCCTCGGCGATCATTTGCGGCAAACCTTCGACGAGGCCACGGAAACCCGTGCTGGCGTGGACTTCCTCATAGCGCACGCAGTCGAAGCCCAACAGAATGATCTTGCGCGCACCGGAGCGCATGGCGATCCGCAACGCGGCCAGTGCGTTGTTGCGTATCTGCAAGCTGCCGACCGTCTCGTAGAACATGCCGCCGTATTTGGCGTCGGGGTAAGCGTCGGTCTCCACGCCGCACACGCACAGGCCGGTAAAGCCCACGTTGTCCTTCTCTTCCCAAAACGGGTGGTGCGGATCGAGTGCCACGAACATGTCGGCCCACGGCGCGAACTTAACGGCACGGTTCACGGCGATGGTCTTGTGACCCTTGGCGGTCAGCGCCAGTTCTTCGGTCATGTCCGGGCCGGCGCCCAAGATGGCGACTGTCGCACCGGGCCAGATGTTGTCGGGTGTCCAGGGTGTTGTCATTATTCGCTCCAATGTACGATATAGTCCTGCGATTGAAAATGGCTCATCAGCACGCCGTCGAAGCCTTCCGGGCCTTCAACATCCGGCACGATGGAGTCACAGGCGATGCTGTTGACTGTGCCACGAGTGTAGGGCAACGCCGCACGCACCAGCGCGAGAATCTGCCGCATTTGCACGTAGCTCGCCGCCTCGACGGTGATTTGTACGCGATCCATACGCAGCCCACTCGTTCGCGCCACTTGGTTGAGCGGTGTGCTGCTTATCTGCGATACCGAGATGAACGGCAGCGCGGTATTCTCCGGCATCGTTCCGGCTTGAATGCGTGTGGCCGGAACAACAGCCGTCACGCCCGCCGCGTTTGCCAACTTATAGCGCAAGATTGCAACCCCGCTCATGGCTTGCCCCGCTCCATGTGTTCGGCGATCTTGCGCAAATCGTCAGGCGTGAGTGCTATGTTCAGCGTGACCGAAAAAATTTCATCCTGCTTCGTATTCACCTTGATGCCCACTTCAACTTGACCGGGCGGTAAGCCGAAGTGCGCGCATACGGCATTGTCGAAGTCATATCCAAGTTTAGGCGTCATTGCTCATCCCCCGTGTCCGGCACGTTGATGCCTTCTGCGGTCAGGCGCTTGCGGATGTACGCCGCCGTCTCGTTCACTGACGCAGCGGCTTGCGAGTCCAGCGCGGGGCGCATGAACGGCATGGCGCGTGCGCCGGGGTGATCGACGCCGCTACCGACCGGGCGACCGTTGATGCGGATGACGCCGCCGTTGCGCGCGTTGATGCGGTGCGGCGCTGTGCCGAATTCGACGAAGTGGGCGATGTAGCTGTGTTTGCCGGTGGTGCGCACCTTGGCGTAGACCTTGCCGCCCTTGGCGTTGGTGGACACCTTGACACCTTTGGCGAGCAATCCGGTGGCTTTGGCGGCGTTGGTGCGTGCGTCGTCGCGCATGACATTGCCGCCCGCGCGGAGTGCGCCGCGCATGACGTTCTTTTCAATACGGGCCGGGAGTGTGGACAGAGCTTTGCCCAAGTCCGCCAGCCCCTTAACGTGAAAAGTATCGGTGCTCATTGTGTGCTGTATACCTCGATTAGCAGTTCCATATACTCCTTGCGACCTATCTCAGCCGGCCCGCCCACAATCTGATGCACCACGCCGCCGATGAGCACGCGCATGGTTGCGTCGATGTCGGTGCGGTAGCGCATCCGCAGCCTGGAGCGCAACGTGGCAACCTGCACGCCATTGCGCACCTGTTCAGCTTGCGCCCGTGCGGGCAATACGTCAAGCACCTCGGCCCATACTGTTGCAGCGGGAACCCACGTCACAACGTCCGTGCCGTATGTCGGGTCTTGCGTCACACTCTTGGACTCGAAGCGCACGCGGGTGTCCATATTGGCGACTTGGATGGTCACGCTAGATACCCCTGCGGTTAAGTGGGGGTGTTCGGCAACGGCCCCGCACTCGTTCCGAGTCTAGTAATCCGTCCACGAACGACGGCTCAAACACGGGCATACCGAGTTGCTTGACCAGTTGATCGCGCCCGTCCCAGAGCGTTTTGATTCGCATGAGCATCCAGTTCTTGATGCAGGCCGGAACGGTCGTGTAGCCCGCCGCGAAGCGAATTGTCACCGCGTTCAGTTGCTCTCGCGTGGTCGGCCACACCACGGCATACGCCGGAACGATCCGGGCCGGGATACTTACTGCGTCCACTTGGTACTGGCTGGTCGCGAGAGTCTGCGTCGTGCCGTCAGTGTCCACGTAGGTAATGCTGGTGACGGAGTTGAGCGGCGGCAGCGTGAAGCCGCAGTGGTTGAAGTCGTCGAAATAGGCGTCCAGCGTTTGCGGCATGATGGCCCGACCGAGTTCTTGCTCGGCGTGCTGCCGCGCGGCGGTGATGAGTATATTGAGCAGCGGGTCGCCGGTCGTGTTGGTCGTCGGCGCGCCAGCACCTAGCGATGCGTCGGCGATGTTGTCGGTGTAAGTCGTCGTCGTGTTGTCGGCGATGGTCGCCAGCAACAGATACGTTGAGCCGCCTGCTTGAGTGCGGTACAGGTCGCGCGCCGTAACCGACGAGCCGCCAATGGCTATGTTGCTCAGAGCGACTTTGCCGTTGACCGCCTTGTCCGCTACGGTAACGGCGCTCGACACCACGCCGAGCTGCGTTGCGCCGTCAGCCGTGCGGAACACTACCGCCCATCGGTGTGCGCCGTTGTCCACGTTGCCCGCGATGGGCGTGGCGGCGAGTGCCGCAGTCGGTGCGGACGGGGCGGGTTCCTGATTCGTCTCATCGATGCGACACTGCACCATCGCCTCCGCGATGGTGACCGGTTCAGACGTTGGCGGTGTGACGACGACGATCATTTGGCAGGGCGCTCCTTAACCAGCGTAAGTGTTGCGCCTTGGTCGATAACAACAATCCGGCAGTGGGGGAAAATTTCGTTCAGCCACGCGCCAATACGCTCTCTACTATACTCACTGATAGTCGCTTCGATAGTAAAAATAATCTTATCAACACCCGTTCCGTCAACAATTTTCACTACCCCTCGACTGGGGAGCTGTACGTTCGAGACAAGGCCGTAGCTGGAAACGGCGTACCCGAGCGCAAGCCCGAGCGCAAGCCCGAGCAAAAATAAGATAAGCAATCCGTAGTCCACGTCGTTACTCCTTGGAGGTGAGAAAGGTGCCTAGTCTACGCCTCAAGCGGTTGAACCTGCAACACGCCCGCGCCGGTAACTTGTATCGCGGCAACGTGGTCGTAGCCGGTCGCGCGAACGACAACCGCATCGCCCGGTATGACCAGCAAGTCACCCGCCGCAGCCGCAGTGGCCCACGTCACGGTAAAGGTTGCGCCCGTGCCGGAGCCGGTCGTCGAGCCTTGCGCCACGGGGTTGCTTGGGACAACGGTGTACGCGCCGGAAGTGCTCACGGTTGCGGTCAGTACGCCGAAGGATGCCGTGTTGAACGTCGCGCCTGTGCCGCCAGCCGGAGCGGTCGCGCCGTCTTGCGTCAGTGCGGCGGAAGTGACGCTGTAGTCGCCCGCCTCGGAGACCGTCCACGTCAGCGGGGCGAAGGACGGCGCGCTGAATGTTGCGCCCGTGCCGCCCGCTGGGGTCGTCGCGCCGTTCTGCGTCAGCGCCGTGCCGATCACGGTGTAGCTGCCGCGTGTCGTGACGGTGAAAGTGTCCACGCCCAGCACAACGGACAACTCCGCGCCGGTCAGGGTCGTGCCGCTCGATGCGCCGCTGACGTAGGTGACTGGCTCGTTGGCGATGTCGGTCGGATTGACGGTGTACGCGCCCGCGACGGAGATGGATTGCACCGAGGCGATGGCGTTGGAAGCAATGGTCACGCTCGCGCGGAACAGCGTGCCCGTGCCGGTCGTGCCTTCGACGATGACGCCAGCGCCGTCGCCCAAGTCGCCCGCACCGCCTGCTGCAACCGTGGCGCTCACCGCCTTGGTGGTTGTCACAGTCAGGGTCGCGTGCGCGCTGGCCGTGCCGCCCGTCGCCGCCGTGGTGATGACGTTGCCGGGGGCGTAGCCTGTTCCTGCCGCATTGAGTGTGGCGCTGGCAAGCTGGCACGTCGCCAGTGTCAGCGTGGCCTTGGTAGCCGCCGTGCCGCCCGCCAGTGTCAGCACTTGGCCGACATCGTAGCCAGAGCCGAGCGCGTTCAGCGAAGCCGATATCAGCTCGGCACTCGCGACGGTCAAGACTCTTGCGGTGGTGAACGTGCCGCCCGCCAGGGTGATAGTGTCGCCGACCGCGTAGCCCGATCCGGGTGCGGCCATCGTGGCGCTCCCTTCGGATGCGGCGGCGAGTCGTACATAGCACGCTGCCGTAGCAGCGAGCCGAATTCGGGTAGGGGCGACACCGAGCGCAGTGTCGGGGATAGCTACGGATGCGGAACTCGCCCCGGTGGTGATGGTCGCGCCCCGGACGGCGACTGGCAAGCCCCCGTCCTGAACGTTCGCGCCGCCGTTGGAAAAGTCTTGCACTTCCGTACTGTATTCTCTGCTCATGGTGTGCCCCTTGCTACATTATGCCGGTGGGTTGGCGGTTGGCTTCAACATCGGGACGGTGATGGCAATGACCGCCAGCAGTGCTGCGCCGGTATTGTTCGCCGGGGTGACGGTGCAGGTCACGTACTGCTTGATGCCCTTGTAGCCGATCTTGAAACACTTGTTGTCGTCGCCGAATGCGAAGGAAGCCAGTGCTTCGGTTCCCAGCAAGTCGGCGTCGGCAACAGCGGTTGCGCCGGACATGCCGGAGTCGTCGCTTTCTTCCACCAGCACGGTGAAAGTCGCGTCGGCGTCGGCCAAGCTGCCCGTGGCGATGGCGAATACCAGCGCGCTATTACCTTGCATGTCGATGATCTCGCTGGTAACAGCGGTGTCACCCGTGCCGTGGTCATACGGCGAGATGCCGCGCTTGAGGTCGATGTTGTTGAACAGGTCGTCCATTTTGATTCCTTTCGGTTTTAGGTAGCGGGGTGACAGTATCGCCCCCGTTAAGAGGGCGATACCTTAACTGTCAAACCCTAGTTAATAAATTTAATGAACTTCACGGCTTCCGTATTGGTAGCTCCCCCGCCTGTGCGCTTCGTGCTGTAGAACACGACATATGGCTTGGCCGTGTAAGGATCGCGCAGGGTGCGGATGCCGATACGGTCAACGATGGTGTACGCCTCGCGGAAGTCACCGAACGCAACGGACAGCGAGTTGGCCGCAATTGTCGGCATGTACTGGTCGATGTGGATCGGGTAGCCGTTCAGACGGTCAGGTTGGCCGACAATGTTGCTCGGCTCCCACAGGTAACGGTCGCTGGTCGCTTCCTTCATCTTGCGCAGCGCGGTGCGGGCCTCGCGGCGCATCACCCACCGAGCATTGGTCAGGTATTGATCCTTGAACGCGCCTTGGATGTCGTGCAGCACGTCCATCTTGGTCGTGTGGAACGCGCCCGACGCGCCGGTGATGATGTGCTCGAACGTGCCCCATGCGCGGGTGTCGTCGCCGGTCGCGGCGGTGGTGTAGCTCGCCAGACCGCGCGGCTTGCCGACACCGTTGCCTGTCCAGAATGCAGCACCTTCGACGCGGGCGAATTTGTCCGCCACCTTGCCAGCTAGCCAGCCTTCGACATCCATAGAGGCGTCGTCGATGAGCTTCTGCGAAATCTTCGGCATGGCGTACATCTCGTGCGCGTAGATTTCCCACTTGCCGATTTGCGGGGTGGTCGTGTCAGAGCGAGTACCCAGTTCGGACACCCAGCCAGCGTCGGCTTCGTTGTTGTCCACGATACCTTCGATCTCGTTCGTGCCGATGGTCTGCACGTTACAGATTTGGCGCATGACGGACTGTTCGTACAGCTTGGAGACGGTGCGGCCAGCGGTGGAGTGCGGCAACAGGTAGCCGCCGTCCGGGTCGGAGCCAGCTTGCAGTGCTTTGCGCTCGTCACCAGACAGGCTATCCATCGTCTCGCCGGAGGCCAGCTTGAAGAAGCCCGACTTGTACTGCTTGTAGCCCTCGGCATCGAACGCGGCGGGGGCGGCTTTGCCGCGACCTTGGTATTCGGCGCGCACCATCAGGTTGAAGCCCTTGACTTCGACTGCGAAGTCTGCGTCGGACTTACTTTCGCTACCGCCGGGGGTGGAGGCTTTGAGCATGAAGTCGTCGAAAATCTTCTTCGACTCGGCGAGCTCATCCAAGCTGGCCGATACGCGCCCCAGCTTTTCTTCGAGCTCAACCACCGATTTACCCTCGGCCTTGGCCTGCACGATTTTGTCGTTGGTGCGCTTGAACTCTTCCCAAGCCAAGCCCTGATCGTCGATCAGTTTCTTGATTCCAATGAGGTCAGACATTTTTTGTTCCTTTCAAAATACTGGTTGAACTGCGGAGGGATGCTGCGATTTGCGACAAGTCCTGCGCGGCATCGTCGCCGGTAGAATTCTTGACGCGCGCAATGATGGTTTTAGCCTCCTTGCGCGAGAAGCCGCCTGCATCCCGCAGGTAGTCTTCGATTTCGGTGAGTGTGCTCAATTCTTCCAGTGCCTTGACGCCAGTGACCCGCGCCTTGCCGTTAGCGGGGCGAGTGACCATCGAGATTTCCACAAGGTCAATACGCTTCAAACGGCGGCGCGGCTCGTCCGGGTTGCTGCGCGGGACGGATTCTTTGGCGATGTAGCCGATGCTCATGCCGTCGATGGCGGGGCGCGGCGACATCTTCATCAGGGTGTACATTTCGCGACCACGCGGCGTGTCGGCCAACGTGCCCGTGACCTTCAAACCGTGCCCGTCTTCCGCGAAGTCCGTCCACACCCCGATGGGCGTCATGTCCTCGGCAGTCGCGCCCCACGCACCGTGTTGGCTCAGCATGGCGGGCCATGCCTGCTTCCCGCTTTTCACGTCAGCAAGGCAGTTGGCGAATGCGCCAGGGTCAATCACGTCTCCGTAAGAGTCCACGTTGCCGAACACCGCGCCGTAACCGGTGAAGGTCATCGTGTCAGTGCCGGCGTCAGCAAATTTCAGCTCTACGAGTCCGCAGTTCAAGCGATCCATTTTATTCTCCAGTCGGCGCGGGAGATGCGCCTACGATATTTGCGGGGACGCGCATGGTATCGCCTCCCTCTACGGGGTTGAGGTCAAGCAGCGCGCGGCCTTCGTTGGGAAGCAGGATGCCGCCGTTAACATAGCCAAGCACGGCGTCCTTGGTCTCGGTCATCGAACCGCGCAACCATCCTTCCTCGGTGAAATTGCAATAGTAGCCCTGTGTGAACTCGCGGTCGGTCAGCAGGTTCGCGTCCATCGACTGCTCCAGCCGTTGATACCACGGGGCGAGCGTCGATTTGTAGTGCGCGTGAAACATCGCCGTGGCGCTGGCGTAAGTGGTGGTCTTGTCGGAGTGCCCGATCATAATGGGCATGACGTTGGCGAAGCGGCATATCTCTTCGATCTGGAATTTGCGGTTCTCCAACGTCTGCGCGTCCGTGCCCTTCATCTGCGTGTTCAGCCACGTCGCATGGCGGTCGATGATAAGCGTCTTTCCGGCGTTCGCAGCGCCCGCATGGTGTGTGTTCACCCACTTGGAGAGGGATTCATACTGCGCGTCGTTCAGCGTGCCTTCCACTGAGTACACACCTGACGATTGCACGCCGTTCTTGTGTAGCGACCCTACTGCCTCTTCCGCAGCGAGCGCAACCCCGATAGCCTCGCGTGCGAGCTTCACGGCTTCGAGTCCGTACCAGCCCGACCACGACGGGCCGCGAACATGCCAGATTGCTTCGGCTGGGAAGGTTTGTGGTTCGCCGCCGCCCGCGGGCGTTACCTCATACGAGATTGTGCCGCGATCAAACAGCACTTTAACGGTGCTCGGATCAAGCGGATACAGTTCGACGATCTCGCCGCCCTGCCGATTGATAAAGGAGTAGTGATTGCCGGTTAGAACGACATGCCAAACTAAGGTCTCGCGGTACTCGAAGCTGGTCTGCCAGCGGTTCGGCTTGTACGCCAGCAATTTGAACAAGCGGCGCTCTTTGGCCGGGAGCTTGGTTTTGCCAACGTCCCGCATCAGCTTGAGCGGGACTTGCGCGATGCCCTCGCCGATCACGCGGCAGACGGCAAACACCGCCGCGACCTCGATGGCGGTGCTGACGTTGACGGTCTTGCCGGTAGAAGTGGTGCGCCCGCCGTAGATTTCGCGGAAGAGGTCGAGAGTGGCGCCTGCTTTGGTCTCGACGCCGAGGCGGGACAGGATGCCCATCAGAACAGCCCCATCACGAGAAACACGGTCCCGCCGATGATCCATGCGGCGGGCGGATAGATTTGCGCTGCCCCGTAGCATATCGCCGCGAGCCCTGCTCCGAAGAACAGGATGTCGCGCACGCCGATAGCCCGCTTCAAAGCGTTCGCTATCACGGGTGGTAAGGGTCGTATCCATTTCACTGCGGCGCATCCCTGCGTTGACGGTGTGCGCAGAGTATCCGCGCCTATTTGCGGCGTGTCAAGTCTAACTGTCCCAGAACGACTTGGCGCTGGCCGGATTGAGCGCCATTAGCGACACAGCGTTGAGCAAGGCCATCAGCGGATCGATCTTGGCGAACCCCGATGCTTGCTTTGTGATGCTCACAGCGTTACCCTTCGGCTCGACACGGGCGTTGCCGATGCACCACGCCATCATAGGTGAGCCGCCGTGCAGTAGATTGCCCTCGGCGAGCCGCCGTTCCGCCGTCTTGATCGCGCCGGCCATCTTCCAGCCCTGCGATATGCCGACTACCATATCCTCCGGTATGTCGGCTTCCATCAGCGCGTCGAGTATTGCGCCGATGCCATAGGGGTCAACGCCGATCTTGTCCAGCACACCGGCCTCATGAATGCGTTTGATGACGTCTACCACGTCCATCACGTCGTCGCCGATGTCGTCCACCAGCACCAAGTCGCCGTCGCGGGCGAAGTCGTGGAAGCGTGGGGCTTCGGCCTTCCGGCGCTCCAAAACACTCGGATGCGCCCATGCTTTGCCCCAATGCAGCCATTTTCCGGTCACTTTGTCGCGTCCGATGACGGCAAAACCAAGCAAATCGTCCAATCCGCCGCCGTCAATGCCAACATCGACGACATCGCAACGCTCAAGAAGCGTGTCCAGGGTGAGGCTTTTGTCGGCGAATCGCTCCCAGTAATCAGCGCCGGCCCAGCGGTCGGAGCGTAAAGCGAGGCCGATTTCGACGTTCCAGTGCTTACTTAGTGTGCCCCGCAAGGACTCTTCGCCGTTTTCTTGGGCCTTTTTCAGCTCGCGCGTCAGGAATTGCAGGTCAACCGACGCGCCAAGGTTAGGATTGGTGATGTAGGCGTTCTCGATCTGGAGGTACGCCTTGTCCTTGAGCATCTGCTCGGGGTACTCGTACAGGACAGGCAGGAATGCGGGGTCGTGGATAGTGCCGTCGCGCACGCCGCGCGCATACTGCAATTTCTGCCGGAACACGCCTGCCGGAGGGCTATCGGATTGTGTCGTGAGGTAAATCGTGCAGCCTTCGGGCCTCGATGCCAGCCCGCCCGTCGCTTCGCGCAGCATGTTTTCAGCGTTGGCGATCTTGCCAAACTCGTGCAGCTCGTCCACCAGAACGAATATGCCCTTTTTGCCAGATACCGTCGCCGAATCAGCAGCGACAACCTTCATCATGGCTTGGTCGTTGCGGTTGGTGATCTGTCGGATGTGGTCCTGCACATGGAACAGGTCGGACAGTTCTTCATCCACGCGCACCATGTCGCGGGCCGGAAAGAAGCTGTTGTTTGCGACCTCGACAGTCGGGGCCAAGATGAGAAATTCTCCCGACGCCCGCCAGTTGCGGATCAACGCCGTGAGCATGATGCCTGCCGCGAGCGTGGACTTGGTGTTCTTCTTGGAAATGAGCATCAGCGCCTCGGTGATGCGCCGCCGCCCTTCCTCCGAGTCGTATGACCCGAACAGCACTCTGACGAAATCGAATATCCACTCGCGGCACACCTCGCCGAACGTCGGCTTCCCCGGCATGTCGCATACGCGGAGTTGTTTGAACACAGCCAGTGCGGCCTCGCCCTCGTCCGGGTAGAGCACTGGGCATGTGATTATTGACTCGCGCGCGACGATGCGGCGTTCCCAATCCGGGCAACTGGTTGTCCAGATTGGTGTGATCACTTAGCC